CGTTAATGTGTTCTACTCAGTGATCTACTCAAGGTGATTTACTCAAGAGATTTACTCAGTGGTGTTGTTTACTCAGAGATTTACTCAGAGATTTACTCAGTGTTGTTTACTCAGTGTGAGAGTCTACTCAGTGTTTACTCAAGATGGCGAAGCGTTTGTCAGCTTACTTGAACTCATCAGAAGTTCTCCATTTAGAGGACATCCTCTATCAACCGGACGTTGTCCGAAAGGTCGATTGGACCTTGTGGGCCAAACATAGTTTCTTGGATAATACAGATGATCCAAGTATACCGAAACATGTTTTGGTTTGGTTTGAGCAGGGAGAGAAGTTTGAGATCTATCGTGGTAGGAAAGTTCCATTTGGAACTTCTGAAGATCTCTTCCGTGCTGATGTGGGAAAGAGTTTCATGCGAAGATTGTCTGGTCCTCAGGCTCATTGTTCCCTTGAAATTCTTTGGTTAGCCATGATGTTTATGGCTGGTTTCTTTACACGTCACCAGATACAAAAACTCTTTGCGATGGTTCCTTCACGGGACTCCAAGACCTGGAGTGATTTCTTTGGTGAATGCTGTCGTAAGTTTGGATCTGGATTGGCAGAAGCTGCTTCAACTCAAAAGATCTATGAACAGGTGGAGGTTACCGTTGAAACGGTTAAAGACACCTTTTCAAAGATTGCAAAACTTGTTGAAGCTGCTGCTCTTGTTGTTTGCTTTGCAACTTTGGCGACTGCTTGTGAAACTGTTAAGCAGTGGGCTGCTCTTCTTGGTCTTGTTTTGATTCCAAAATATGGGCAACAATTGTGTGTTGATTTCATTTCCATGTTTTCAAAACCAACTGCTCATGGAGACGAAACCGTTGAACCTTTTGTTACTGTCTTTCTGACTCTGATTTCTGTTCTTTTCACTGGTACCTTATCGACCTCTATTGTTAACAATTTCTTCCGTTTGTATGATGTAACAGGTTGCAAGGATTTGTTTAAGAATGGTAGCAAGCAGGCAATTTCTAAATTGTCTGATCTTGTTATTGTTCTTCTCCGTTTTCTTGTGAGTTGCCGTTCAAATGAAACGATTCGAGCTTTATTAACACGTGTGGATATTGCAGAAGAGAGTCGAAGAACGATTGCTGAAGTTCCGAAGTTATTGGTTGAAATGGCTCATGCGGTTTTGGCGTGTGGTCAGATGAGCAATGATCCTGCTCTTTACGCCCACCTTCCAAATTACCAGGAACTCCTGGCTCAAGCATGTGGAGTTCTTCGTACTTTGGTGCTTGTGAAGGAGTATCCTTTTGCAGAGAGAGTGCATTTTACAAATGAGTACAAGAAGTTGTACGAGGCTGTTATGAGTGCTGTAAACTCGCGTAATGTTTTGTCCCGTGTTGAACCAACTGTTGTGTACATTGCTGGACCAGCTGGAATTGGTAAGACTTATATTGCGAAGGCTCTTGCAGAAGAGATAGCTAAACGACAGTGGCCTGAAGAATTTAAAACAGGTGCATACTTGTATGATAGAAATCCCATTCAAGATCATTGGGATGGCTATTGCAATCAGCCAATCTGTAAGATGGAGGAGTGTTTTTCCCGACCAAACGCTGGAAAAGAAACAGCTGATGTTGAGCATCAAACCTGGTTGCCTTTGATATCCAATGCAGTTTATGGTCTGAAGATGGCGGACATTAAGGAAAAGAAGACAAAATTCACATCTGAAGTTGTCATTTGTACATCTAATGTTGCTTTTCCTGAGACAGGAACTGTAGACCGCGCAGCTCTTTTGCGTAGAATGGAGAATCATGTGTTGATATCTTGGGAGAATGGTTTCCCAGCTCGTGCTGATCCATCGAATCCAAATTTGACCTCTCAAGGTTTGTCCCGTGATAACTCTCATTACAAGATGCGCATTTGGAAGCAAGGTAAGTACTTGCCAGTTCCTGTTGGTGTTGTTGCAGACAATGGCAAAGTTAAAGGACCTGTCAATCAACCTGGTGCAACTGCACCTTCACGTTCTGATGATTTCACTCAAGCGGGATGGCCTTTAAAGTATGTGGATACTTCTGTTGAGCCTGCAGCAAACAAGTTTTATGTTGATGATTACACAACCATTTCTTTGGATGCACTTGTCGATAGGGTTGTTGAGTCTGTGAAAGCTAAAAACCGTGAAGCGAATATAGCTGCTAAGGCACATGCTTCCGATGAGGTTGTTACTCAATCCTTGATTCTTCCAGGTCATGCAGGTGATCGTGCTGAATACAGTGAATATCAGTTCCCATTGCGCAATCAGTATGGCGACATGGTTTTTGGGAGTGCTAATGGAGAGTTGATTCGCAGTATTTCTAGTTTGAACGAACTTGTGAATTTTAATGTTTCGTTGCTCAAGAAAATAGTTAAGTGTCGTTTTGGTAGTTCTGTTGCCTTGTTTGAGTCGTGGTATTGTAGAGGTGTTTCTCAATCTTTCGATTTTGAGGAAGGTGCAACTGAGGAGCGTTTGACATGTGCACTTGATGTTGTGACTGCTTATCGGACATTTTGTCGTGGTCGTGTCGCCCCTGCAGTTGAACACGATTTGGCATATTTTGTGTCTCGTCTTGGTGAAAGGGGTTTTCTGTTTGAAGATGGTGATAACAAAACCATGATTGGACCAAATATAAATGGACAGCGTGTTCAATTCCAGCTTCGCCACTTGCATCTCGTGAGTGCTGGTGTTTTTGCCCCTGATGATTACGAGATCTTGTGTGAAGTTCGTGATCGTATGGGTATTGAGCAACAATACTCAGCTTTTTGGGTTGGTGTTCTTGGCTTTTGTATTATATTGTATCGCTTTTTCATTTTCTGTTTCTTTGCTTTTGTTATGATTAACTTTGTTAAAACGCTTTTATCCGTGATTTTGTCAATGTTCGTGTCAAAGAAGGATAAGATAGTGTGCAATGGTAACGACATTGAGCATATGTTATACATGCGTGAGCAAGCTGGATTGTCTTGGCAAGGTGATGATCGAGGTTACGAGGACCGTGAGGGAAATCGTTATTTCTATGACCCAGAGAAACGCACCTGGGTTAAGTATGAG